TAGGTGGATCATCTGAGAATTGTCGAATCAAATCAACGGGGTTAGTTAGCGCCCTTATTACGTCTGCTTACTCATTACCGATTAGAAATATTACAATTGAAGCTGCTTTAGCTTTAGACTTAGAAGGTGATGGGGTAACAACAGCCTTATATTGGTTTGGCGTTAACTTTACTGATTGTGCAGTAATTGGTACGATTAAGGACTATTCCAATTTCATCATGGCTGATAGTGCTTTCCTTAATAGTGGCGGTCTTACATTCGATGGTTCAATAGGAACGGTTGGTATATCTCAATCTCTTTTTAATTGCAACACATCTAACACAGCTTTTATACTACCCGCAACGCTGACTATTATTAGACGTTTTAGAATTGTGTATAGTTCGTTTGTGGTGCTAAGTGGCGAAACGGGAATAAACGTTAACGCTTCTGCTACTATTCCGACTGAAAGCTACATTTTAGACACCGTTAACTTTAGCGGCGGCGGCACTTATTTATCTGGTATAGGCGTTACTTCAAATAATGCTTTGTTTATCAACTGCACGAACATAACAAACTCAGCGGTTAATGGTCAATTGTATATGCAAGGAAACGCAACAGCTACAACTGTAAGCGTGACGAGTACATTCTATAAGGTTGCAGGAACAACAACAGCAAGTGCTGATAATTCAAAGTTTAGTCATTCAAATAACCGATTGACTTGTGACGCTGTAATAAGCCGAAAGTATTTAATTATGGCTAACCTTGCCTTTACTTCGGGTAATGGTAATGTATGTGAGTTTGGATTCTATGATAGTCAATTAGCTGCCATTCGTACACCATCAAGAACTAAATCAACTGCCAATGCATCAGGTAGAGCCGAGGGTGTAACTTTCTTTTGTGTACTTGAAATGTCAAGCGGTGACTATTTAGAGGTGCATACAGCGAACACATCAACAACATCTAACATAACCGTAGAGCAGTTAAACTTCACGGTAACAGAAATTAAATAAAATGGCAAGAACTTTCAAAATAAAATACGCAACAAGGGTAAAATTGCAACGAGCAATTCAGAATGAGATACGCAAGAAAGGTCTATTAGATACCTATGCCATGCTTGATTCAGTTCGTGTATCTTCTGCAACGGGTGACCTTAACCAGTTATATGTTACAGTCAATGCAATCTATTACTATATGTTCTTAGATAAAGGTGCTGACCTTTGGAATGGTGGTCGTATAGCTAGACAATACATTACCGCAGATGCACTCAAGTCATCATTAGGGCAACAGTTCCAACAAGAAGCGGTTGATGCTTACATGGCTTGGATGATTGAGAACTATCCTATACTTGATGTTGGTAAGATTTCAGTATCTAAGCTAAAGGTGAATATCTCATACAACTTATACGGTGACGAAAGCGGTCAATGGAATGGTACGTTTAACTATTAAAGTTTAAGTTCGTTCTTCATAGCTAACCAATTGAACACCCACACAACGGGCAATTCAAAGACTGCATCTGCCTTAGTTATGTCACCATTAGACAACTGATAGACTAACTGCTCCCAAGCCCACTTGTTGCTAATCGGTTCATCCTCTACATCATCCTCTAGTTCTTCATCCGTTAACGGTTCAGCGAATAGTGATGCGTAAGAGTTAGTGAACTTCTCTCGCCATTCTAAGTACTCAACAAGCACACCGTAGTAGTTGGTGATAGGTTGTTCTCCTATGTCATTTAATCCGGATCGTAGTTCGATAATCTTCTCAAAGTTCTTGATGTAGTTATCAGCGCAGTAATTCTCTAAGTCAATGAACTGCCCTAATGTCAGCTTACTACATGGTTCGATACTACACCCATGCTTTACTGTTGGCTCAGTACGCATCCAAGTAAGTTGATTCCATAGTAAGGTCACTTCTTCAAGAGATAGGTCTTCGAAGTCTTCAATAGGTTCATCGGTTGCGATGGATAGCAACTCTAGGTTATACAAAAAAAGCGAACCTAAATCCGCTTCATTTGTCATCTTTAACTCAATGAATTGATTAACCGTTATCTCGTTCCAACTCTTGGGTAGCTTCATCATTCAATTGTTTAGCTTGTGAAGTCAATTGGTTAAGACAGTCAATAATGTATGGCACAACTAGACTAGCCTTTTGAGACTTGAACAACTTAACCTTATGCTTAATGTGTGCGCTTGTATAGTGTTCTGTTCTACCTAAGTCAGTACGCTTGAATAGGATAGCGCAAGTTTCAGCAGCGAAGGATGCATCGTTTAATCTCCAAGCCTTCTCAATAAGTCCTAAGTCTTTAACTCCGATTGTCTCAGGTGCTTCATAGGTGTATCCATCTACTTCGATTGAAGCTAAGCGTGTCAAGTCCATAGGTGCATCATTGAACTCTTTGTTGTACTCCTTAAACTTCTCGAACTCCATTGATTCAAAGACCTCTTCAGTAACTCCTAAGTACACGAACTTAGCGATTTGTTTCTCAATATTGTCAAGTGAACCATCCTTTGTTATAGAGTTCAACTTATCGAATTGCTCAATTGTCAATTCATCTGCTTGTACGGGGATAGTCACCCCTTCGATTGTCATCATAATCCTAAGTATAAGTAATAAGCAATTGTTGTATAAATAGCGGTGTCAATTATATTAACAAACGCATTGTATTTTGTTGTTGGTTTTTCTTCTCCATGCTTAGATATTACCCATCCAATCATTAGAAATCTTCCAATAGACATTACAGCTACAAGCCAAAAAATAAAATGTTGCATAATCCTTTCTTTAAAATAGTTTACACAAAAATAACTAAAATATCAATACAATACTTATTTATTTAATGGAAGGATTGCCGACTTATAAAATTACAATAGACGAAGAGTATAACGATGGGGTTGAACCGTTAGGTATTGACCAAATTGCGTTTACTTCACAACCTGCTGTTCTTGTTAAAGGTGTTGCTTTTAAGTCTCATCTTAAGCAATCCTTTGCCGATGAGAAGAAATACCGTATTACATCCCCTGCTATGATTCCAATGGAAATCTACAGAAAGGATGAAGATATGGGTGAGTACTATGTCAAGTTTACTGAGCAAGAAATAGATACAATCTTCAAAGACTTTATGTTGAACTTGAACAACAAGGACTTATTCAACCTAGAGCATGATGGTAGCAATACCGTTCCTGCTTACATACTTGAAGCATGGATAGTTGACGAACCAACTAAAGATAAGTCTTACTCAACATTCGGTATAGAAGTACCTAAAGGAACTCTAATGGTTACAGCACAAGTAACTGATGTAGAGTATTACAATAAGCTAGTATCTAGCGGTCAATTAGGATTCAGCATTGAGGGATTCTTAGGACTTAAATTAAGTAATCAAATAAACACAAATATGCAACTACCTGATGGAGAACATCAAATCGAAGGTAAAATCTATGTCGTTAAAGGCGGTGAGGTTATCGAAGTAAAAGATGTTGAGGTTGCGATGGAAGAGGTAACAGAAGAAGTTATCAAAGAAGAGGAAATGGCAGAAGTCGAAGTTGAAGTAGAGAACGAACCTGAAGAGGAAGTTGTACCTACTGAGATGGCGGTAGATCCTGCTACGGATGCTGAGGCTATCTTAGCAATTATAACACCTTTACTTGATGAAAGACTTGCTGAAGTTCTACAAATCATCGCAGACCTAAAGAATGAATTGACTGATTCGGAAGAAGCGCCAACCGAAGAAGCACCAGTACAAATGAGCGCAACACAAAGATTCAATAACTATTTAAATTTCGCTAAACAAAATGGCTAAAAAGTACAAATTCGATTTGACAGTTGATTCAACTGCCCTATTGAACCCTAACCCAGTTGAGTTCTATTCACGTCTTTACGGGATGGAATCAGCAGCAGGTAACTTCAGAGTATTACCTGGTATTAAAAACTCTACTAAAATTGCTAACGTAGTATTTGCTAAGCTTATTCAAGAAGCTGATTGTGCATTCACTCCAACTGATTCTACTGTATCAGCTATCACAGTTGATGTATGTCCTTTATCTGTTCAAACTTCTGTTTGTCAGTACCAATTAGAGTCATCTTGGTTAGCTGACCAAATGGCTAAAGGTTCAAATGGTGACTTTACTGTTGCATCTTTCATGGCATACTTCTATGCACAATTATCTGCTAAGGCTCATGAAGAATTATCTCAAATCATGTGGCAAGGTGATACTGATTCAGTTAACACAATCCTTAACAAGTGTGATGGATGGTTGAAGCGTTTATGTGGATTAGGTTTCGTTGACGCTGGTTCAGGTTCTGTAACATCTTCTAACGTTGTTGCTGCTTTCTCAACTGTATTAGGATTGGCTACTGCTGAAATGTTAATGAACACTTCTAAATTGAAGTTCAGAGTTTCTCCTGATGTTGCTAGTAACTACCGAATTGCAACTGCAACAGCTAACACTATCAACTACACTACTGTCGCATTATCTTTGATGTTCTTGGATATCGAAATCGTAACTGAGTATGGTTTACCTGCTAACACTATCATCTTATCAGACCCTAATAACTTTATATATGCGTTAGATGCTGAAGGTGATATCGATTCATTGCAAATCGTTGACTTCTCTAAGACAACTTTAGATCGTGAGATTGGAGTAAGAGCAGATTTCAAGGTTGGTTTCTACATCACTAATGCTGAAGACATCGTATTCTACGGTACTTGTGTAGCATAATAATTAAGAGGGGGTGAAATATACCCCTATTTTTTAACTTAATAAATTAAAACAAATGGCTTGTACTACATTACAAGAAGTATTGAAGGATTGCTCGAACAACATTGGAGGTATTCAGACATTGTTAATCAATGATATTGATAACCTTGGAACTGTTGTAGCTGATACGTCAGCTTGGAAAATTACATCTTTCGGTACTTTGGTTGACGAGTTCGTAGCGTTTGAATTTAAGAGAAACACATCTAATGTTGTAGGTGCTAAACCTACTGACTTGATATCGGGAAGTACTTACTATATGTACACGATGACATTAATATTGTCAAGGCGTGAAGCTGCTAAGAACAAGGCTATTAAGATACTAGCTGAAGGTCAAAGAGACTTAGCGCTAGTTTACGGTGATGCAAATGGCTTATATTGGTATATTCCTAACGCACAGTTAACTGAGGTTGCTGATGAGACGGGAACTGCTAAGGCTGATGGAAGTAAGTACACACTTACGTTTATTGCTGAAACGGAAGCACCTATCTATGAGGTGGATTCAGCTATCATCGCAGCGTTAACTACTCCGATTCCTTAAATCAAACAACGAATAATATTAAGGCTACTCAGTATGGGTAGCCTTTTTTATTGGGGAAAAAACCAAACTTCCAACTACTTACTTATAACAGTATGATATACTTAGAAAAAGGACAAGACAATGTAGTGGCTCTCACATTAACTGAGAGTTCAACTATTACTATTCCTTACTATTTATTTAAGTTCCAATGGGAGACTGACATGGAATCAGCACCAATATATTGGACTGGAAGCGACACATCACCTTATAAAGAACGTTACAACCTATTCACTATTGCAACTGCTGATACGGTTGATTGGTTTATAGGACAATACACATACACTATATATGAATCCATCACGCCTATCACTATTGATGAGAACACTACTGAAGTAGGACTAGATGAGATAGAAGAAGGTAGAATGGTATTGAATGGAACGGGTACAACAATATACGACTAATGGGATTATTTGGAAAATTTAAAGCGGAATCTCCGCAAATAGTAGAGAGTGGCTATCAATCATTTAGTACACCATTCTTAAAGATTGGTAGCGAGAACCTATCACTACCTTATGTTAACGCACAGTATGGTGGATTGGAGTATGTTAGGTTTGGTTCTGATAACCTTTACCCTCAGATATTAAACCAGGTTTATTACTCATCACCTTTACATGGTGCTATTGTGAACTTCAAGACTAACGCTGCGGTTGGTGGTGGTTATACATTCGATGAATCTAAGCTATCACTAAAGGACAAGGTTAACCTTTATTCCTTCAACTCAAAGATAGGCATCCAACGAACTATTGCATCTATTTGTAAGGAGAATATACTACATGAGCGAGTGTACTTCATGGTGAGTGTAAAGGATGGTAAGGTAGGAACTATCAAGCGTGTATCACCTGAGAAGGTTAGAACTAATAAAGATAAGTCTATCTATTGGGTAAACAACGATTGGCAGTACTTAGCTAACCAAGTCAAGTACACAGTCTATAACAAGGAGTGTAAGAACGGAACTTACATCGTACCATTTGAGGATGATTCAATCGGTCAAGATATTTACCCTATACCACAATATACAAGTGCTTTAAACTTCGCATTCCTTAGTGGTGAACTAAGCTACTTACAGAAGGCAAACATTCAAAATAGTATATTCCCTTCGTTTGCGATGATGTTTCCAAAGAAGCCACAAAGCACCGAAGAACTACAAACGGTAAAAGATACAGTTGCTAAGTTGAAAGGTGCTGAGAACGCAGGTAAGGCTGTAGCATTTTTTGCTAACAATAAGGAGAGTTTACCCGAACTAGTCAACCTACCAACTAATGATAACGATGAGTTATTTATTAGAGCGAGTGAGTTAAACACAGAACAGATTTGTTTCAGTCATACGATTGACC